CGCTAATGGTATTGCGCTATAACTTCAAGCGTGATTTATCGGAACAGAAAAAGTTCATCGAAGGCGAAAATAGTGGAGTTCCTTATATCGCCAAGAGAATGAGGATCGTAGTGGAAAATGGGGTTAAAGTTAAAAAGATGACCGAACTGTCTCGTATCCCACAGTGGTATCACGAGGACAACGGGACCTACTTCACTATCCTGAAATACGGTGTTAAGTTCCTGACCAATTCGAAGGGCGAAAAGCTTATCCGAGTCGGCACGAGCCTGGATGCTCTAGAAGAATATTACGACAAGCTTCTAGACGCGACAGATCAGGGCAAGATGGACGAGGCCCTTATTAATGCTTCACCTGCAGCCGACAAGAGTAATCTACTTCAGGGGGTAGCAGCCGCAGCTGCCACCTTTCAGGAAGCCCCGAAAGCCCCGGCAAAGACCGGAGCCAGGGGAGCAGCGAGAGCCAGAGCTTAATTACGAGACCTGGCAGGAAAGGGAAATCCGGGAACAAAAAGCCCGGATAGACCGCGAAATTAGAGAGGTTCAACCGGCTCGTCCACGAGAAAGATCAAAAATAATCTTTTGATTTTTCTCAAAAGATCGAAGGGACCTACCCGGATTGGGTTAGGTCCCTTTCGCGTGTCTCCCTCGTGGATTACTAGCCCCTATCTGGCTACATGGAGTCCCTGCAGAGATTTTCAAGCTCTAGCTAGATTAGACTAGCCCAAGCCCAAAAAATCTCTGCAGGGACTCCATGTAGGCTGTCGAAATATATAGACAGGTTACTAAATAGGATATAGGATAGCACGATAGGGTAGATCGGATTAACCTTATAACAAGGAGATAAAGAATGAGAGAACTAGCGTGGTCTATATGGTCCCTAGCGCCTTGGGCCATTTTAGGCTGGTGTTGGGTAAAGAGACAACAAATGAAAGATAAGAGAGACGCGAGAATTGCTTACCTCGAAAGCATTAAGCCACCTTATGGTTCAGAAGAGATTCATGCCTGGAGATTAAAAAGATTTAATCTTTTTCACGAATACGAGGTTACAATAGATAGGCCACAGGTAGAAGAGACTATAACCTATTATAGTGACATGGAAGCCTGGATCAAAGAATATAATGTAGATGTCGTCTATCGACCTGATTTCCCTTACGACAGAAGACTAGTGAATACGAGAATTATGAGATTTACCTATCTTTTTCGCAATAAGAAAGACGCAATGCTATTCAAACTGACATGGAGTTAAGAAATGACAAATATAATATATGTAAATCCTGCTAACATTAATGCTAAATGGCCACCTGATCTTGAGTTATTCGATTTCAGGTATGAGGTAACAGAGGTATTTCTATTAGAATGTCATAAATGGAAAGAATATGAGGAGTTCCTGGACTGGATGCACGAGAATAATATCGTAATGACTAGAACAATAAAGCATTGCGGTATGTTTTTCGATCCAGATGGAGATGAATATGACGCAAACTGGTTCGAAGTAGAAAATATTCGACAAACTATGAAACATCGCTGTATTGGTAAGCATCTTGCTCCTGGTAATGTAATCCTTGAGTTCTCTAGACAAGACGCGATGCTTGTGAAGTTGAGCTGGTAATGAAAACACTCTATGTAAGCAAATATAATGATTGTTACTGGCAACACCCCTTTGTGCTAGAATTATTCGATTTTGAGATTAAAAAGAGTGAAACTTTTATCTTTTATTGTAATAATAGCGAAGAATACAAAGAATTTTTGAATTGGAGAGTGGATAATGGGATAAAGCAGATTAAGGGATATAAGAAACACTCTGGATATTTCTGTGATAGTGGACAAAATCACAAACAAGTCAGACAAGCATTAAATCAAGGCTGCCCTGTTATCGGTGATATAAAGGGAAATTACGCCGTGATTATCGATGTCCCGATAGAAGATGCACTTTTGATAAAATTAACTTGGTGAAAAACATTAAATAGTATATCTATTAAACAGGAGGTGAAAATGAAGATATACGATAAAAGAGTTGCCTTTGCTATTTCTAGTTGGAATTTAATTGCCCACGGTGGTGTTGGTATTTTCGCTAAAACCTTTTTCGAAATGGCTGATGAGTTAAACTGGAAAGTGGATATTATACTTGATGTTCCACCTAAAAATAATAGTTTAGTAGACTGGTTAAAAGCAAGAAACACTAAATTCTTTATTCCACATAATCCAATGAAATATGACGAACATCACAACATATATGTATTCAGTTCAACTTTATGTAACGAGAGGATAATCAACTTTCGTAATGCGTTTGTACAAGCGATGTCCGAACATGTATATGACTTTGTAATAGCCAACTTTCTAGAAGAAGTGGATGCAATTTATAATTTGGGATTCAGTAAAAATATTCCAATATTACTCTATACCCATCACGAAAACACAGTTGGATTTTCTAACGATGTATTTATGGAAGAATATAGAACACGATACATTTCGCAGATGCAATATCCAAATATGGTAGTTGGCACCCAGTCAGAAGTAAATGTCGAATTTCTAAAAACTTCTTATAATGTATCTGCACTAGCATTACCTATGCGTGTTCCAGAAAGACAGTTACTTGAAAGTGTTGACCAAGAGAGAGATGGATTACTATTTATTGGCAGATACGAAGAAGGTAAAAATCCAGAAGCATTTACCAAAGCTTGTGAAGAAATAGGGGCAAAACCAAAAGTCTTAACAGGCAAATCTTCAGTTAAGAAATGGATTGCAGAATTTAATAGACTTGGTATAGTTGACTATGAGATAAAAGCAGGAGTTATCGGTCTTGAGAAAGTAAAATTTATACAGAGTGCAAGGATGGCATTTCATCCATCATTAAGAGAATCATTTTCCTTTGCTACTTTTGAAGAACTTCACTCTTGTCCTACATATGCTTTTGTCGAATATGGTTGGTATAATAATTTTAAGGATTTAGGTATCAACAAAGTTACTAAAAAAGATTACATAGAAGTAATGAAAGAATCTTATAATCAACCTTGGGATCAAGAGTTCTACTTGAACCAACTTTCTAAATTACAAGAACACGATAAGAATATTTCAAGTAAATGGAAAGCTGTATTAGATAATTTCAAGTCCAGGTCTACAAATAGAAACAAGAGAATTGTAGACCTGTTAACAGATAAGTGTATTACTCTACAAGATTTTTACAAGTTAAGAGACAGACCATCTCTTGTCGGTGTAGACGAATATGCTTCTGTTCTAAATCAACGATCTTACTATAAAGTAATACAGGTAGATGATTATACATATGTAACTTCAAAGACAAATAACATAGTATTTCCTGTAGAGTCAAAGAAAGATGACGATGATCTATTCTCATTCTAAATATATCTATAGTTAATTAACAGGGAGACAAGGAATGGGAAAAGAAAAAGTTTCTGTAGGTACACGTTTTATAATTGCTAATGAAGCTGGGTCTCGTAATGACCTAGCTTCAAAATATAATATAAGTCTAGTTTACATTACTGAAATTAGAAGAAATTTCGGTAAAATACAAAGAAAGTTTTTATATGGCCAAATTGGCTTATCCGAAATTCGTTCTATTAATGGTTGTACAAGTGAAGATGTAAAAGTATTCCTGGAAATAGTTCACCAGGCACGAGAGAAATATATTCGTGTTCCTAAAAATATATGTGTTCTAAAATTTACAAAAAAAGACTGGTATCTAGCAAGAGACAGAGAAGTTGTAGTCTGGTCAGGGTCTATATCTTCAAGCCCAAATCAGGTCGCTGTCTAGACTTCAAAGTAGAAAAGTAGAAGTAGAAACAGGGTTTGAACAACTATAAGAAAACTTTTTAGCTTAAATTAAAATATATACTATACACTCCTACAAAACTATTACTTTTCTTACTTTCTTACTTAAAATATATATAATATAGGTTTTTTATATAGGTTTTGCTAGAGAAAGCTAGCTTTTTGGGTAAGTAAGAATACATAGAAATTACCTTGTATTCTTACTTTTGTAACCCAAAGTTATACTTAATAATCGATGTTAATTTTCTGTATCCTGCCATCAGGCCAAGGCTCAAAGAAAAGGTCGCTGTCTAGACTATGTTAGAAAAATAGTAATATGTTACGATTTTCGGGGTCCCAAAAACTCTCTAGAGACTCAAACTATATATAGTAAAAATCTATATTATATAATAAATATTTTATAATAATATAACATCGTAACATATATCGCCCAAACTGGCTCTACACCTAGCTTTTTTGAGTGTTACGATGTTGGAAATAAAAACCCAACATCGTAAAATCGTAACATCACATCGAGAAATTGAGCTGTTTTACCTTCCCATCTAGAAAATATTCTAGATATAGGTCGTCATTCACGAATTTTGGACTAGTATTCGTGTCTATCCATACATCTTGAGTTATTCTATCATTTCCGTGTGTAAGATTTTTCTTATCACCCATTATAGTCGGCTTATTCTTGAGTAACCAATTTTCTACTGCTGTATTGAAGTTTTTTGGCTTGAGCATAAAATTTATATGCTTGTGAGTAATATAGTAAGCCTGTTGGTAATAATCTCTCAATACACTTTTCTTAATATGAGTAAATGTAGTATCATTAAATATTGCTTCAATTATTTCTATATGAAATGGCTGCTGTACACCTAGTAACTTCTTATAATCTGCTCCGTGTAAGCAAGAAGTATTTTGTACATCTCCGTGTTTTTGATACATACAATATAGCCACTTACCTACTTCTGTCTTGTCTTGTAATATAGTTGGAATAGCAACAGATTTAATCCAATCTTCACAAATCTTTGAAGTCTTATTTGGAATATTAAGTCTTGAATCCTTGACTAAAATATCGTAGATTGGAATACCACCATTTACAATACTCAGTCTATCATCGCTTGGATCTCCTGTAACTCTCATAGCACCTTGAAATTCATTAGATTGAATTATTACTAGACAAGTAACATTTGTAAAATATTCTGGTTTGTTCTTCTCGTTACAAACTATAGTTGAAGTCATTAACTTACTTTTTAATGCATTCATATCTATTTGTTCGTGGTCGTTGGTTTCATTTATTGCTATTACAGCTTTCCCAATCGAAACAGAATTGAAGTTACCAATATAATTCTTAATGTCTATATTGACTGCAACTAAATCTTTTCCAAATACTGTTGGTAATAATATTTCTGCAAGTAATCCTTTGCCTGTTCTACCTCGGTCATTTAATACAAGAGCAGGTAGCATTTGGTCTTCTGGATGTAGATACTTGTTCAATATAAGACGTTCTATATGAGTAATGTTTTCTTGTTTTCCACCACCGATTGAACTGATCAATACATCGAAGAACCAATGATAATTTGGAGATTCGACTGGTTGACAGAAATCCCACTCTAATAGATTCAAGTAATAAGGCATTTTCTCTTTCGTCCATTTATGTGTTAGGTCGAATACTTTTAATTCTTTCTCATTTAATACTTCGTCTAGTAAATCGAAATATGTAGGGTCTTTGGTTTTCTTATTATAACCTTCAAGTCCACCTCTCTTAATAAACTTCCATTTATTATTCTTGAATAATATCCACCAACCGTGGTCATTTACATAGAAGTGTAATCGTTCATCTTCTACCCATTTTTCGATATCTTGTTTTAATTGGGTATTGTCTCTAACGGGTTTCTGTATACCCATCTTACCTTCTATTTCATCTATATATCTTAATATATCTTTTTTAGTGCCTTTTTTCTTCACACTAGCAAGATAATTGATTACTTGATCGTATTTGCGAAATATTTTAAGTTTGTCAATTAAATCTTCGTAATCCAGTTCCTGTAATGCTGGTTCATTCATTATTCTTCGTATAATTTCGTCTTGAATACCCATTAAATATTGCCTCCGAATGTTAATTTTTCGAGTAACAGCCAATTTCTAAATGACTGCATATTATCTACGGCTGTTTGAATATAAGCATACTTGATTTGCTCGTATTTTATAAGTTTTTCTTCAATATTACCAGAATATAAATCTACTGACTGATTATTTCTAAAAACAAGATTGACCGTCCATTTTTCTTCTTCATTTTCAGTATACCTGTCGTGTGAATAGTGAGTATTTTTATATTGAAATATTGAAACATCTACACCTAGAATACCTCTACTATGATATTCTGGATCAACTCTTTTGTCTTCTGCTGCTATATCATTTTCGTGCCATCGATGGGCATATCTATTAAGTGCATCTACAAACATTTCGATAGTTTCTCTATCTAACATTTCGCAAAAAGAATAACCTCTACGTCCACCTATTAATTTAGGTGTAGATGGCATTCTATAATATTTTTGTCTATTCGTTCTAAAAATCATTTTATCTCCTGTGATAAATAGATATACAAGAACCCATTTCTTGTATATTAGATTATTAAAATCTCCTGTTTTAATGAATCCGATCTAGCCCAGGAACATATGTTCCTGGGCTTTTGTATTAGCGATAGACAGTGAACTCCATTTCTTGTCCAGACAGAAACAATTCTAGTGCTACTTCACACCTTGTCCTGGCTTTCTTAAATTCCCAAGGTTTGCAACCATCGAAATAGAACCACCAATCCATAATCACATTATTATTTGGATTATGTCTGCGATATATTTCTTCATAGTCTCGATTAAATAATATTTCGAGTCCAGTTTGGTCCCTAGTGAATCTATATGGTAATGTAGTTCTTAACAATAATTCTTTTTTGCTTCTCATCTTACTTGCTCCACTTAAATGAGTTACTATTATATGCGTAATCAATAGCATTCTTGGCTTCTTTAATAAAAGACCTATGTTGCTTGTGCCAACGACCATCCTTTTTAAGATCAAGAGAACTAGCAAGTTGAGATAACTGAAGTGCATCGATAGTAATTCCACTTCTTACTGCTGCTCCTGCTACCTTAACCATAAAAATGTACAACCCCTTAAAATGTAATCCTTGACCAGAAGGTAAATCCAGGTATTCATCCACCCAGTATGGGCTGACTATCGGACTGTTCAAGGATACAGAACATAGGCTGCTAGTGTTATTTGGTCTAGCATATACCACCTGTTGTATCGATGCAGGCGGTGGCGGTGGAAAAGCTTCTATCAGCAAGTCAGGATCAAGTTCAAGCCCTGTAGTGCTTACATGTAATCCAGAGAATGCGCCTGGATAAATGCCTGGAACATAGTAACCACGCGATAAATCCTTGCACTGCTGATCAGTTGCGTGATCGAACATTTCGAATCCTGCGTGCCACACATCTTTCATCTCCTTTGGTAATACTGTTCTAGTAAATGGTATGAATAACCTAAATTTCGGGCAAGTAATAGTTGCACTAGCAGTAGTATAGAGTGCATACTTGTATCCTTGAATTATAGGTAGAATTGAACTCGGTGACACTGAACCAGTAACATCGAAGTCTAGAGCTAGAAATGACCACCCTGTAACATATTCATTCTTACGATGAACTATTCCATTATCATATAGAGCAGGGGAAATAAGTGGTGCGTGACTTTTATCTACTTGTTTTATTGTAGACCACGCTTCAATGTACATACAGAATTCAGCCCAATTCTTCGTGCTCTCGTTTGTACACGCAGCAGAAGGGCACCACTTAATAATGTTTCTATTCCCATCTTCGATTGTCTTTGGGAATGATACCATATAACTATATCGAAATCTTGAGTTTGTCGGCATTGCTTGCCTCCTTAAAAAATTAAAAAAATTATTCTGCTGCTTCCATAGCCGCTTTTACTTGCTTCCATTTCTCTTTTATAGCTGCAGAAATAGCAGCTTTGTGAGCATCGCTCTTTGGCACTCCCTTGCTTGCTTTGCTCATATTTTCTTTACACTTGTCGGTTTTAGCGACACCCTTTAGTGCATCGCTGATTCTTTGTCTACGAAGCTTTTCTGCTTCAACTATTTTATTCATTTCGTTTCTTCCTTTACTTGAATAAGTTTCATTCCGTAATTGTTAGGTTCTGTAGGCAATACAAAACCTGGTCTAAATTTTAATAGATTGTTTCTCTTGAACCCGTTGTAATTGACTGTATGATGCCACCTGGAGAATTTGTAGACTAGTTCAGAAACATCGGGATGTACATCAACAAGCATCTTCGATTTAGCTACAGTTCCTTCTTTGAAATAAAAATCTTCACTATTACCTCCCTTCATAATCTGTGTTGAGATTTTATTCTGCAATAGACTATTGAACTGTATTGTACATAGTCCAGCTTTTAATATGTCAATAGATAAAATACTGTCTTCATTATATCGTCCCCTCCACCTAAATGGAATATCATTCTTAATAAGATTACAAGAATAAATCCTCGTGTTAATAGTAAATGGTGGTAAATTACCTTTCTTACGAAGACAAAACATGGTGTAGTTGGGACCACTCATTACAACATTTTCATATCTAATTGTAAAATCTTCACAAGCATCGAAGAAAGTAGATGCCTGACAAGGAATTTTAAGATTATGATTGAATCTAGCAAAGTTAGAAATGTTATCGTCCATCACCCAATGCCACTCATGTCCATAAGCAATAGAGTGATCCCACGCGAAGTTGCGCGCAGGACCAGGACCAGTAGACTTGGATAATCCAAGGTCATCACAGAGTTCGTACATAGATTTATAATCCAAATCTAGAGGTATTATGGTAGATTTTAATTCCCATTTATTAATGGCTTCCTGGTAATCAGCTATTTGGTCTGGTTCTACTATAATATAATGAGGAACATTCATTTTCGTAAGGGTTTTGGAAGTCATCATATATTGACTTCTACCTTTACTAGGTATATAAATTGGAAATTTTGGCATATTACACCTCTTTTAACCCTTCAAATAAGACATATGCCTTATCTATGACTTTTCCAATTTCTGCTTGTGGATGCCAAACAGCTTTTGTTCTAGTTGTTAATGGTTGACCAATAATCTTCGAAAAATCTTTTATATCTTCTTCATTCTTGAAAGATACGAGAATTTGATACTTTGGAGTTTTGTCTTTATTATCGTAATCGGGCATACCTGCGTAAGACATTACATCTTGAGGTAGTTCAAATAAATCATCTGTTTTTGTCATTATTAAATCTCCTATGGTTCGTAGTGGTTAATGAAATCTTTACCATATGTTGATACTGCTTTTTCAAGCCAATGCTGATAGGCTTCTTCTGGCGTATCGCAAGTAGGTAACTTAATAGATTTGTAGTTGTAATTGAATACAGCATACCATCTTGCTTTGTTCTTGACTTGACGAACACATCTGAATCCAGTCTTATTGTTCTTTGAAATAACTCGCTTAAATGAATTCTCTCGTCTTGTAATGACTTGAAGGTTCTTCCAGCGATTATCATTTCGAATACCATTCTTATGATCCACCTGCTCTAGTGGAATATTAGGTAACTTTCCAGTCATATATAATACAGCGCAGTTATGTTGCTTATATGTCTTTCCACTTATTGAAATAGAATTGTATCCATTAGAACTTCTTGATTTTACTACTTTGTTCGTCTTTCTACTGAAGAAAGTTCCAGTATCGGGGTTATAATAGTAACTTCGTCTTAATAATGCTTCTGTTAGCATAATAGTCTCTCCTGTCTAAAAAATCGAGCGGCCTAGGTCTCTAGGTCTCTAGGTCTCTATTTCTATTTATAAATCTATCTAGTCTAAAATTACCCCAAACAGGCTTTTTGGCGCTCGGACCTAAAAAAAGAAACAAATAAAAAAATTTTGGGTTCGCCACGAAACATTGTTACCCGGAATGGTCACGCCACGAAATTTTCGAAAAAAAAGCGCGGGTTCGAGTGGGCTAAAAATCTAAAATTTAATTTGTCCTCTTATTACTCTTACTAAATAAACTAGCAAGCGTAAAACAGGAGAATTTTATCTAATGATTTTTAATAAATGGACTACTACTCAAGAGAGAGCAGAATTAGAGTTATGGTGTAATGAAAATTGTATAGGTGAATATACTATAACTTGGATATATTCAGATGAAGATATAAATGAACTTACTGACTATTGTAGATTCGTTCCCGTAAATATTGAAGGTATAAAAGTTGGATATTTAGAAGTACAAGATATAAGAAAAATTAATTGGAACAATGTCATTTTTAAGACAACGATCAAATTTAATGATCAGCAAGATGCAGTTCTATTCAAGTTAACTTTGGGATAAGAAATATGAAAGTAAAAATCGAATCAAGTGAATTATTAAATTTAACAGTAACCGATATATCAAATGAAGATTTCGATAATAATATTTTACCTTGGCTTGAAGAAACCATTCCCTGTTTTTCTTGTATTAAAAAATATATCGGTGACCAATATATTCATAAGAATGTATTTAATAACCTAGATGATAATATTTTACGCTTTGAAGTTCCAGAGTTGAGTTTGTCTGCTGCTCATATATATTTGCCTACAGAATCAGATATAGTTCTATTCAAATTGACTTGGGGATAAGAAATATGCCTGAAGCACCACCTACATTCAAAAATACTTTTATTCGCAAACGAGAACCAAACAAACAGAAACAACAACTTGATTCATTAAGTTATGGTAATGATTGGGTTATTTTTCGGGAAGATTATAAAACAGGGTTCGATGAAGATGGTATGCCTCGTAGTTTATGTCGACATTGTTTCGATTTAGATATTATTAAATTTGCCGATGTCCTTGATCATATTGAGCCAGTAAGAGTAAATCCAGATAGAAAGCTAGATGAAACGAATATTCAACCTCTATGTAATTCACATCACGCCAAAAAAACACGTGAAGATTACGAAAAATATCCAAATCATTATACAAGTAATAAATAAAATCAAATGATTGATTTATGTAAAAGAGAACAAGACCTTCGACTTGAAGTAATACAAACAAACGGTCTTATAGATGACGGTCAACTTGTAGGTATTGCCAGAATGTGGATGTTTAATCCACTTAAGGGAAATTTAATAATGCCAGATGATTTACAGCCTGAAACTCTTATAAGATGGCTAAAAGCAGTAGAACTACTTTGGTATCACCAAATGAATATGCCTACTGAAGAATTGTTAATATGCAAATTATCGATGGAGTAATAAATGGCTAGGCCCTTAATTCCTATAGAACAGAAGATAGCAGAAGGTAAATTTAATAAAACACAAGCCAAGAAACCATCTGTAACTAGTCCAAAATGGCCACCTGTCCCTTCTCATTACTCTCAAATACATAAAGTAATATTCAAATCAGTATGTGAAATACTAGACCGTATGGAACAGCTTGATGTAGCAGATACATATATTATTCAAATGTTTGTAGATGCTTGGGTCTTGAGACAACAAAATCTGTCTATAATCGAAATAGAAGGGCTGTCTTATACTTCAAGTATTAATGGAGCCACTGTACATAGAACTAGACCAGAATTTATTGGTTATGTACAACTAGACAATAAAATATTAAAATATATGAATAAGCTTGGTCTATCTCCAGCAGATAGAACACAGCTCAGTATGATATTTAATGAAGAAAAGACCGCTAATGAAGTTGTCGAAGGTCAGATAGTAAATGATAATAGTAATTCGAATAGCTTGAGGATGTTTAATTAAATGGCGGTTCCCTTAATAGATGGTAAAGTAGACTGGCAGACTTGGTCAAGAATACCGCATGAACATTCTAGAAGAAATCCATATCACGAAGAACCACATATTGGTTTCTATACCGATATGGCATGGCAATATGCTGAAGATGTAGTAAATGAAATTATTCCTGCTCCCAAATTAATTAAGATATCTTGTCAAAGAACATTAGATGATTACGATAAATCATCAAATAATGATCCAGAATTTCCCTTTAGTTATAATGCATATAAAGTATTTCATATTTGTTGGTTTCTTGAAAATCTTGTACACGTCGAAGGTCCACTTGGTGGAGAATATTTCTGTCTAGAACCATATCAAGCTTGGATTATAAGTCAAGTTTTTGGTTGGGTGTACAATGAAAGTAGTGAATATGCAGGTTATAGAAGATATAAAAATGCATTTATAGAAGTTCCAAGAGGTAATGGTAAATCATTCTTATCTTCTGGTATTGCCATATACATGTTAGCAGCTGATGGAGAAAGAGGTGCTCAAGTAGTATCCGCAGCTACAAACCAAAAACAAGCAAGAATTATTTTAGATGCAGCAAGACAAATGGCTCTTGAACCAAGGTGTTCATCATTAATGAGAAAAATAGGAGTTTCTGTACAGGCTCACGGAATATTCGCTAAAAAGAAAAATGGTAGATTTCTGGCTCTTACTGGACAAGGTAATAGACTTGATGGTCTTAATATTCATCTTGCCGCCATCGATGAAATACACGCTCATTCTACAAGAACTGTTTATGACGTTCTAGTAACAGGTGCCAAGAAGAGAATGCAGTCATTAATTTGGGTTATTACTACTGCAGGAACAGATATAGGTGGTATTGGTTATACTACTCATTCAATAGCTACAAAAGTTCTTACTGATCCAAGTCCAGCAGACAATAATCAATTTGTCGCCATTTGGTCATTGGATGAAGGTTCTGTAGACTATAATGAAGAAACAGGAGAGAAAACAGAAATACCTGGAGATGACTGGACAGATCCAGCAGTTTGGGAAAAGGTTAATCCTTGTTGGTTTATTAAGGGATTCGCTCGTGAAGACTATAAATCAGAAGCAAATAAAGCCCTAAAGATGCCTACAGAACGTGCTAATTTTATGACAAAGCACTTAAATGTGTGGTTCAAAGATAATATGGTATGTCCTTTCGACATCGAAATTATGAGGACAAAACCAGTATTCGATCCAAATATTAATTGGGATGACTTCAAAGATCAACCTTGTTTTGCAGCCATCGATCTTGGTTCAGTTAGCGATATGACTGCTCTTACATTGTTATTTCCAAAGTTCAGAGAAATCAAAGACGAAATTACTGGTAAGATAGAAAATGAACTCACTGTTTATTCTATGAACAAGTTTTATCTACCAAGACAAGCAGTAAGACAATCCAAGATTTCTGACTATAAGGGATGGGAAATTACTAAAGCTATGACCGTAACAGAAGGTAATGTTACTGACTATAGAGTATTACGCAAAGATATTGAACAGCTCAAAGAAAAATTTAATATTATTTCTATTGCATACGATGGATGGAATGCAGCGGAAATGGTAACTAAATTACAGGAAGATGGATTAAATATGATGAGAATGGCACAGACTGTTCCAAATCTATCTCCATCTACAAAAGACTTGGATAGATTAATTCGTGATAGAAGATTTAGATATGACAATCCAATTCTACTTTGGCATGCCAATAATACTGTAGTGCAAGTAGATACAAATGGAAATATCAAACCTAAAAAAGAAATTAACAATAGTCCATTTAAGATTGATGGTATTATAACAAACGCAATGGGTATTATGAGTATGATAGCAGTAGGTATCTACGAATCACCTAATTATACTTACGAAGTGATTCCGGTCGGTTATTAATAAATACTACAAATACGGAGAATAATATGGCAGGTTTAATATTACCAGTCGGATTCGAAAGAACTCCACCTCAACTATCAAATCTAGATCGAAAAGATAGTCCTACAATTGGTCCAGAATTAAGAGCCAATAGTAACGATGGATGGATTCCTTTGTTTGCTACTGGTGTTGCGGGTACATCTTCAACTGGTTATTACATCGATCTTATGTCGGCACTACAAGTGCCTATGTTTTACGCTTGCGTAACAAGAATAGCCTGTGATCTAGCTTCATTACCTTGGATGTTAAATCACTATACATCTGGTTCTGGATGGACTCGTGTTCGTGATCATTATGCCCTGCGAAAACTAAATAAGCCTAATAAAAGATTTTCAAGATATGAAACCAACTATACAAGTTATTTTAACTATGTAGGTACAGGTAATGCTTTTCTAGCTACTCCACTTGAATGGACTGGTATGTATGCAGGTTTACCAGCAGCATTAATTCCATTAATTCCCTTCTTACAGTGCTCTATGCCATTTGAACAATATAATGGTGATCTAAAATACGGAGCCAACTCTAAATTATTTATTGGTCTACAGACACATAGAGCAATAGAAGTTGGTTATGAGAGAACACTTGTTCAAGAAGAAATTATTCATATGCGACAAAACTCTATGAATACCGGCCTTTGGGGACAAAATCCATTTAGTTTCCTAGCAGATGCAGTTGGTATTGCTCTTGCAGGTCAAAGAATAAATGGAGTTGGAATGAAGAATGGTATGACAAATCAAGGGTTCTTAAAACCAACTGGTCGTGCAGGCCCTGAAGCAGTTCAGCAAGCACAATCTGCTTGGAAAACAGCTACATCTGGTATGAATAATGTAGGTAATACTCCAGTGATGCCAGGTGGTTATGATTTTATTAAGACTACTTTGACTCCAGCAGAATTTGAACTTGGTATGATAAGAGATCGACAGAATGCAGACATAGCCAGAGCACTTCATGTTCCTGGATCCCTAGTAGGTTTAACAGATGGTCTTGCTTCTAATTACCCTGCAGAATTAAATAACTATCAAAATAGATGTCTTACTCCAATTGCAACTCCATATGAAGAATTACATCATGATAAATTCTTTCCTGGTGATGATGCAAATGATTGGGAATTAAAACTTGACTTTGACTTTCTTGGTCGTGCAGATGAACTTTCTAGAACAAATACCTATGCAAAACAAATACAACTTGGACTACGCAAGGTTAATGATATTATCGACCTCGAAAGATGGCCTAGAAATCCAGATGGTGATATCTATATGCAGGCTCTAAATACAGGTACATTTGGTGAAAATGGTAGTGATCAGCAAGCTGGTGACCTTAGTTCAGCCAAAGAAGGAAACAAATAATGAGAAAAATAACATCCAAACAACTATATAATTTAGTAAAAGTAACTGGTAAAACTCCAAGTAATGTTTTAATACAAAAAGATTATACAGGTGTTTCTGCTTCGCTTGAAGGTAGACAAGTCAAGTTTGTATTCAGTTCTTCTGCAGTAGATCGTGATGGAGATATCATTCTACCAACAGGCATTGATACAAAGAATTTTATGAAAAATCCTGTAATACTTTGGGGACACGATGCATCTCAATTACCAGTAGGTAAGTGTACAAATATTGAAGTTGTAGGTAATGAACTACATGGTACAGTAGAAATTTGGCCTGAAGATATGCCAGAAATAGGCCCTAAATGCGAAGCTATCTATCAAATACTTAAAAAAGGTGTTCTTGGTACAAGTATTGGATTTTTACCAATTGATTATGAATTTAATGAAAAGGGTGGAATTTTATTTAATAAGATACAATTAGCAGAAACATCCATAGTTACTATTCCATGTAATCAAGATGCATTACCTCTTGAAGTAGGTAAAGAAATACAAGAAGAAATTTTGGAAACAACTATTCCAGTAACGACATTAGAACTACCAAAGAAAGATTTGTCTATAATTCGTAAAAGACAGATGCAAATACTCGGTATTTTCTAAATATAGACTAAATATAATAATAACAGCCAATAACAAGGCAAGATCCAAGGAGGACGAAGTGTCCGATTTAGTTAAGTTAATTAAAGAACAAGCCATGTATTTGGCTAAAAGAGAAGCACTGTCTATTCAAGTCAAAGAGATCGAGACTAGAATTGCAACTAAGGAAGCAGAAGGCGAAGACACCGGGGAAGATACTGGTGCTTTTAATTCATTAATCGAAGACATTAAAGAAGTCAGTTCCAAACTGGCTACTGTTGCTACAAGACTTGCACGTCTTGCTAGTGTCGAAGAAGCAAATGAACCCGAAACACCTCCTGGTGCAGATGAAGATGGTGAAAAGAATTATCGTCAAGTAACAACCAAAGGATTAAATCCAATGTCAAAAGTTCACTCTAACTTCAATATTAATACTCGTGGTAAGCAAGTAGAGCCAAAGAACTCCGAATTTGAAAAAGTTATGTGGGAACAAATGGCACGCTTTATTGCTAACGATCAAACTGTAGGTTATGGACAACGTGGTGCAGCAGAATGGGCACAGAAGTTCTTACCTGGAAATGATCTAGCAGAGTTTGTCGCAAAGTCTTCATTTATGGTTCAAAAAGGACCAATGGATACTAGCACTCCAATTATTCCACAAACATGGATTAATGATCCGATTGGACTTTTATGGTCCGAATCAAGTGCATTAGGTCGTTTTCCTCGCGAACAAGTTCGTGGTGGACAAGCTACTGTGCCGAAAGTAATGTCTGCACCTACTTTCCATTATGTTGGAGAAACACAGCAAGCTACAAGTTCTACTCAAACATATGAAAGATTACAAACTACTTGGCATGAATATCAAGGAGTTGCCGATATTACCAAGGAATTGATTTACTTCAATCCTCTTGACGCAGGTGCTAGACTTGCAGCTGATATGAAGAATGGCCTTGAACGCTTCCTATTAACTGAAGCCATTTATGGAGATGGTTCAGCAGTTGCAGGTGCTACAGGAGTAGGTACAATTACCCGAGTAAAGGGATTAATTAACCAAGCAAATAGTTCAAATTACGCTACAGCTTCTTCTGTTTCTGGCGCAATTGATGCAACTACTGTAAGTAACGATTATGGACACCTACAATTGTTCTTCAGTGATAATAATATCGAAGTAGATGGTGCATTTCACTTAACTACTAAAGGTATTGATCAGTTCAATGCTTCTGCACGTAATCAATATAACTACTACTTCCCAGAATATGGTTCAACTCGTAAGATTAATGGTATCGATGTTGTATCAACTCAACTTATGGGTAACAACGACACTCTAGTAGTTGGTGGTGTTACTCTTACAGGTGCTATGATTATTACTGTACAGCCTAAATTTACTCGTTTCTATGAATTCTCTCCAGTTCAATTCTTAACTTCTGATATTGCTTCTTACAACTCCGGTGGTAATACAATTTCAGCTTTCGCAAATAGAACTGTAGTATTCAACGCTTACGGTACATTCGACTTCTTGGTTCACCAGGACCAAGCAGTTTCTCTATTCAACGATAACAAGCTTTGGACTCTTAGTAATGCGTCTGGTAAGTCTTATGTCACTCCGACATCTGTACCTTACAGCCCAGCAGCTTCAGGTGCCAAATCTTCAAGCTAAAAATACTATTGATAATTGGGGGATTAATTTCCCCCAATTATCTCCAATTAGGAAAAACACATGTTCGTAAAATTAATACAAGATCATGGTCCATATCTAGTAGGTAAAATAGTTGAAGTCAACGATGTTATTGCAAATGATCTTCAGAAGAAATTAATTGCAGTAGAAGTCAAGACAGATCAAATATCTCTAAAAAATATTAGATATTCTACTCCAAGCGCTGTAATCAAGAAAGTGATCTAATGCTTACATATCTTACATCTACACCTACAGTTAATCCAGTTGATTTGGAATTACTTCGACTCCATTGTAGAGTAGATGAACCAAATGAATTTCAATTACTGAAATTATATGCAGCGGGTGCTACTGACTTCCTGGAAAAATATCTAGGTAGATCATTTCTTGTAAAGAATTATAGTTGGACATTTGGACGAGATGATAATTTTCCCATAAATGGTTTTATGGGTCTTGACTATGTATCATTTCCACTACTTTGGAATTGGATGTCGTGGGAACAATCAATTATGCTACCAAGAGTAACAACTTCCTTATCTTCTGTAGTCTTAAATTATTGGCAGTATGACGCATATACATTAACACCAAGTGTTGATTATGCTTATGACTTAAATACTGCTCCAGGTAAAGTCAAGTTTTATCATTACGACCAAGTAGTGTATCATACTAGTTCAGTAACTGTTAATTTTACATCTGGATATGGTACAACTACAGATAGCATACCTCCAAATATTTTAAGAGCCATCATGGTATTAACTTCTGAAGCATACGATCAACGTGGTGATACTGGTTATAGTAATGAAGTTCTTGAAAGAGTGTATGATATGGTAGCCAACGAAAGACTAGCATGTTTCGGTTCGCAGTGGTTATAAGGAAAATTAAATGAGTAATTTACCAACTACTGTAGGCAATATGAGATGGTCTGTATTACTAGCAGATGAATACTTGGTACAGAAAGGTGTCACCTTAAAAACTGTATATGAAAATCCTGTTACTGTATTCGCTGCAATAGGTCCAAGTAAACCTTATCGTGCTCTATATGGTGTACAAGCAGACATCGGTAATTTCACACATCGAATAGTAATTCGTTACAGACACGATATACATTTATTTAAGGCAGTCATTAGACAACGAGAACGAATTGACGGCACTATAAATATAGAAATATTTCGTATTCATTCAGTAACAGAATGGGAAGGCCAGCAAATTTGGCTAGTATTAGATGCAGAACTCTTAACAGGAACAAATTAAAGTGGCAGATTTTATTTCATTAACTATTGATAATAAAGCAGTTTTGTTTGACAAGAAAGAAGTCAAGAAAGTTGTTAGACAAGCAGGTATAATCTTAAAAAAGCCTGCTCTAAATGGTGTACAAGCAGACATCGGTAATTTCACACATCGAATAGTAATTCGTTACAGACCCGATATACATTTATTTAAGGAAGTCATTAGACAACGAGAACGAATTGACGGCACTATCAATATAGAAATATTTCGTATTCATTCAGTAACAGAATGGGAAGGCCAGCAAATTTGGCTAGTATTAGATGTAGAACTCTTAACAGGCACAAATTAAAGTGGCAGATTTTATTTCATTAACTATTGATAATAAAGCAGTTTTGTTTGACAAGAAAGAAGTCAAGAAAGTTGTTAGACAAGCAGGTGTAATCTTAAAAAAGACTGCTCAAGAATATATTCGAGCAAGTGATTCATCTGGCAGAATGTATGGAAAGCATCAAGCTAGTGGAGCAGGTCAATCTCCAAATAATTTAGTTGGAATACTTGCTAATTCGATACATATCAAAACTAGTAAGTCTGGACTAGCTGCAATTATTACAGATGATGCTACAGCCCCGAATGGAAAATATTCATATGCACTATCACTTGAAGGTGGATCTGTAGGTGGTGGCGGAGGCAAGACATTTAAGGGTAAAACAAATATAAGAAATAAAGGTCATGGTAAAAGCGGTAAGATGGGAAGTAATGTTATTACTCCATCTACAATTCGCAAACAAGAACCAAGACCATTCTTATCTAAAGCCATAGAAGCAAAAAGTCCTGAACTAGATATTCAAATAAGACAGGCACTTTTACTTGGCGTAAAATTAAAGGATGTAAGAAATGGCTAGTTTTACTACAATGGATACTTATATTCAAAGAGTTCAGGCTGCAAGAAAACCAGCCGGAACAAAGTTATTTGTTACTGTAGCTGGAGCAACTGTAGTCGATTTATCATATTTTACTAGTGTAAGACCACCAGCTGCTTTCTTTGTACCTACTACTATTTCTTCAGAACCAAATCAAGATCAAAACGAAATTTACCAAGAAACTTGGTATAATTTTACCGTAATTGTTATCTTGAATAATACTGTAGATGAGCGTGGACAAGATACTGCAACTCAAGCTTTCGATGAATATTTTTGGATTATGTTACAAATGTTACTGTATTACTCAAATCCAAACGATGATAGATCATTAATGCCTCTTGAATTTGTAAGTGCAGTTAATAGAACTATGAATCGTGCTCAAAATGTGTTTGAATATAATTTTAGACAACCATTTACTATTACTACACTAGATGGTGACATGCCTACAGGTATTGATATAACTAAAATTACTATTGATACCAATTTTAGTTTGAATGCAGTAATACAAATTTCACCTTAAATTTGATTACAAATAATAAATATTGATATAAGTTTTATTAAAGAAGGAGCCAACAATGGCATCAACTATTCAAGTAGCCCCAATAGTTCCAAGTAATTGGAATCTGCCGGGTTTCAATTATAAGATTACTGCCGGCGCTCCTGCTGTGTCCGGAACTGGATACCGCTATTTACTGATCGCTCAAACTACAACAGCAAGCGCGGCTACTACTACTCCACAGTTTGCTACTTCAGTTCAGCAAATAGCAAAGACATATGGATATGGTTCAAGTATTGCTTTGTTATATGCAGCAGTAAGAGAGAATGACCAATTTACAGAAACATATGTTCTACCTCTACCTGATCCATCTGGTTCTGCTTGTGAAGTGGTTCTTTCTATTGCTCCAACTACTCAAAGCGCATATGGTCAAATTCCATTACTCGCCGCAGGTGCTTCACTTCCAGTTATTACTAATCCAGGTGATACTGCAGGTTCAATTTATAATAGTATTGTAACTACAGTCAATCAAACTACAAATTTACCATTTACTGCATCTACAGATGGTTCTACCGGTGTAACATTAACTGCAAAGAATGTAGGTGTTATAGGTAATTTCGATGTAAGATTTGGTTATTATGGTCCAAGAAATGGCGAAGTTATGCCAGACGGTGTTACTATTACTACTACAGTAACCAACGGTGTAGGTGCTCCAGATTTAGCCGCAGTATTTGCTACATTACCAGAATTACAATTTAGTCAAGTATTCAGTCCTTATTCGGATGTAGAAAATACAAATGCAGTAATTGCTCAAATGGGTGACATAAGTGGTGCTTGGTCAGACAGAAAACAATTATTCGGTGAAGGCGTTATTGCTCTTAATGTTGGATCAGCAGCAGGTGCTCTTACTTGGGTAAATAATTTTAATTCTCAGTTTATCTCTGCACTTCCAATTCAGAACTCTCCAGAACCAATCTATCAAGTTCTCGGCAAATCTTATGGCTTTGCAGGTTTTTCCACTTCTGTAGATCCAGGAACACCATTACAAAATGTACAACTGGGTTTCTTGGCTCCTGCTCTTGAAGATCAATGGGACAGCGAAACTAGAAATGCTCTTGTTAATGCAGGTCTTTCCACATTTAGAACAGATAATACTGGAACTGTATGGGCAGAAGATTTCGTTACTTCATATACTACAGATTCAACTGGACAACCAGATAATACATTTAGAAATTTGGAAACAATGAATTGTGTAGCAGACATCGTCCAGTTCTTAAAAGCTTATATGTTAGCGGCGTATCCAAGACCCAAGTTATTTGACGACAATGTTTCTGTACCTACTATTCAAAATGCAACTACTGCAAATACTATGCTTGCTTCTTTGAATTCTGGTTATAAGCAACTATGTAATCAATTAAGAGCAGATCAATATGCTTTCTTCGTGGCAAACTCTGCAGTACAGCGTAATGGTAATGAAGTTCGCTTCTATGCACCAATTACACCACCAGGTCAAGGCAAGCAGATTAATATTCAGTTCAGCGTATTTTTAGGTTAACCATAAATCAGGGGATATCTTTTGATATCCCCTGAAGTAATCAGTAATAAATAGGGAGTAGAAGATATGGCAATGAAAAGAGGTGGAGTTTACTCCGTATTCATAGCTGGAAGTCCAGAAGATGTCGTTGGCGATGTCACTGTAAAATATAATACAATAAAAAGAGAAAATTTGATCGGTTTAGATAAAGTACACGGGTATCAAGAAAATCCTGATGTATCTTTTATTAGTTTAACCGTTCGTGCTCAACCAGGGCGTGATCAAAATTATTACTGGCAATTAACAGAAGCCGATGTAACAGTCAATTTTCGTGATGGTCGCCAAGCGACAGGTCAAGCAGGTTGGTTCATTGACGATCTTGAAGAAGAAGTCAAAGAAGGTACAATCAAAGTTAAGTTCTGTTTCCAGGATGAACTTTTGACCGTGACCCAATAACAAGGAAATAACATGGCAGATTTAACAAATTTACACCATAAACTTGGTGTTCCCAAGACACTAGTAATTACTTTCGATGAACCAATTCCAGATGGATCTGGGAAAACAGTTGAAAGTATTAAACTCCGTTCACCTACTTTCGGGGAAGCAAGACAAGCAGATAAACGCGGAGCAGGTTCATTAGATGAAATGCTTTGCTTAATTGCTACTATTGCAAGTGTAAAAGAAACAGTAGTAAATCAAATGCCTCTTTGGCAAGTCGAGGAAGCAGGAAGTTTTTTAATGAGTTTTTCCAAGGCCGCCAAGAAGATTGGGACAACCTCTGCTGGTACACCACTAGATACTGGCGCCTCCCAATAAAAGGTGAAGGCTCTTTTATGAGCCTTACAGAAGCAGAAGTAATATATTGGTGTGCTGGTGCCTCATATATTCAAGAAAAGGAGCACAATCTTTCAAAGTAAGTGCTCCTTATTTTTCATAAGGAATTTCAATGGCTGCAAATGGAATATATCAAATAGCATTTAGAGTAGACCCTGCGAATGCAGCTAAAGGCATTCAGTCTATTAATAAAGAAATGCGTTCACTTCAAAAACCAGCTAATGATATTAAGAAATCTTTGAATGAATGGAAAGAACTGTCTGGATTAAATGCAGTAACTTCCGATTTAGGTAAAGTCAAAAATTCTATAGAAAATGTACTTTCTTCCGTGGTAAAATTGACTCTTGCACTTGGTGGTGTGTCGGGTGCCCTATCTATTGCAGGCTTTGTTTCTGAATTGAAACAAGCAGGTGATTATGCTCAGCACATTAGAAATCTTGGCCTGTCTCTTGGTCATCCCAAAGATACTCTTCAAACAAGACAATTTATAAATGCAGGTAAAATTACTGGTGCATCTGAAGGGTCAATAGAAAGTGCATTACTTGCTCAAAATCAACTAAAACAAGATGTTCATATGGGCAAGCAAGATAATGCAACTATGCAAAAAACAGATTTCTTGAGACGAGCAGGTATTGCTAGTACAAAAGAAGAAATAGATAAAATGTCTCCAGAAGAATTATTTGATAAGCAAATGAAATACTTCAAGAAGATGAAACCTGGAGCAAATAGAGATGCCGCAATGACCCAGCAGGGGTTTGATCCAAGTCAATTGAATAAAACAGTTGAAGATTGGGATAAGGCAAAAGAAACTTCTGCTAAGATTACTATGGTAAATCAAAAAGATCTTGACGACCTTGATCAAATGACTACTGATCTACAGACATTGAAAGTAGAAGGTACAGAAGCATTTCAATCAGTAGCTGCGGCTTTTGCTCCACTTGTAGGTGAACTGGTCCATGATTTTGGAAACTGGCTTAATGCAAATAAAGGCGAAATTAAAGCCTGGGCAGAAGGTGTTGCAACTGCAATACATAATTGGTATATAGACCCAGAAGGATTTACAAAACTCAAGAATGAAGTGATCGCGATTTGGCAGAGAGTCGAATGGGTTGTAGATTTACTTGGTGGATGGAAAAATACATTAAGAGATATATTTGTTATTTGGGCTAGTCTAAAAGTATTAAGTTTCGCTTCACATGTATTATCATTTATTAATAATTTACGAACAGCACTTGGAGTAGCAAGAGAATTAAAAGCTGCACTTGGTTTTGGTAGAGCAGCATCTGCTCTAGCTGGAGCTGGAGAAGCAGCTTCAGCTGCAACTGGAAGTATAGCTGCCGGGGCAGCGGTTGAAGGTGGAGTAGTTTCGGCTATAGCAGGTGTTACTGGAACACTTCTAGCGGGTCTTACAATTTCTACTCTAGCCGCGCTGGGAATGTCTTGGATTATTAAGAATTCAGCTGAAGCACTAGCGGATGCTCTTGGTGTAAACAAGCACGGTCAGTCAAGTGGCTCAAAAGGAACTCAAGGCTCACAAAATACAGGAGCACAAGAAACAGGAACTACCACTGGAACAGGTGCAGGTGGTAGAGGTTCAGCCTCATCAGGACATGGTCACGCTGGTTTTGCTAAAGGTGTAGAAAGAACTGCTCTTCCAACTATGGATAGATCAAATCCAGTAGACCTTGCACGCAAACAACAGTATGTTTATGATAGTGCAATTAAAATGGGTCTATCTAAAGCAGAAGCGTCTGGAATGGTAGCTGGATTAACTCGTGAAAGTCAGCTAAATGAAAAGGCAGTTGGAGATGGAGGACATGCTATTGGTATTGGTCAACATCATGAAGACAGACAAAAGAAAATAGCGGAGCACTTAAATATAAAAAATTATAAAGAT